CGCCGATGGGTATTTGAGTACAAATGTAGATAGACTCGAAGAAGAGATTGCCCAGTTGTTAGAGAAAATTCAGGCAGGTGGCAAAGGAAAATCCAGAGAATTAAAGGAATTAAAAGAGAAATATAAATTTATATGATAAATGTTAAAAGCGGTCTGAAAAATAATCAGGCTGCTTTTTATTTACAAAACCGACGAATGAGAGGTGGTGATCGGTGCCAAGAAAACCAGATGCGAGAATAAGTCAGGCAATGGAGATGTATTTATCAGGCCTGAAGTTAGTAGATATTGCGAACCAATTGCAGATACCGGAAGGGACAGTTAGGCGGTGGAAATGTACACATAATTGGGATAACGAGCGTTCGGATAAAAATAGCGAGCGTTCGGAAAGAAAAAGAGGGGCGCAGCCTGGAAATAGAAATTCTTCTGGGGGCCCTCGGGAAAATAAAAAAGCTGAAAAATATGGTTTTTTTAGTAAGTATCTTCCGGAAGAAACACAGGAGATTTTTTATGCCATTGACCATGCGAATCCACTTGATCTTCTGTGGCATCAAATACAGATCGCCTATGCAGCGATTATCAGGGCCCAAAAAATTGCATATGTAAAGAATCAGGGTGATAAAACAACTGAAAAGGTAGAGTACAGGTTTGGAAGTGTGATCGGAGAAAAGTTTGAGGTCCAGCAGGCGTGGGATAAACAAAATGAATTTTTAAAGGCTCAGGCTAGGGCGCAAGGAGAGCTGCGATCTTTAATAAAACAGTATGATGATATGCTGCATAAAAATTGGGATCTGTCAACAGATGAGCAAAAGGCTAGAATTGCGCAGATGAAGGCTCAAACCGATAAGCTTACAGGAAATAATCAGGAAATAGAGGACCTAAGTGAAATAGAGGATGAAATCTATGGCGCTGGCATATGAGAAAAAGAAGTCTTTGGCTTTTCAATTTGGAGAAAAGCATAAAAATTATATTCGTCGGTGTGCAGAGTGTAGTTTCAATGTCGCTGAGGGCGCCGTTCGAGCCGGTAAAACGGTAGATAACGTATTCGCATTTGCTCATGAGCTGAAAACCACACCTGATCGTATTCATTTGGCCACAGGGTCCACGATGGCCAATGCAAAACTTAATATAGGTGATGCAAATGGGTACGGGCTCGAGTGGATATTTCGAGGACAGTGTCATTGGGGAAAGTACAAGGATAATGAGGCGCTGTTTATCAAGGGTCCTTCTACGAGAAACCGCCAGCGGATTGTTATATTTGCAGGGGCTGCCAAAACGGACAGTTATAAAAAAATCCGAGGTAATTCTTATGGCATGTGGATTGCCACAGAGATAAATCTTCACCATGATAAAACGATCAAAGAAGCGCTCAATCGTCAATTAGCGGCAAAGAGATTGAAGGTTTTTTGGGATCTAAATCCAGATAATCCTAACGCCGATATTTATTCCCAATATATCGATAAGTACCAGGCGCAAGAAGATGCAGGCGAGTTTCCCGGTGGCTATAATTACATGCATTGCACTATCTATGATAATGTCAATATTACAAGTGAACGGCTTCGAGAAATTGAGGGCCGATACGACAAAGGTAGTATCTGGTATCTCCGGGATATTAAAGGCCTTCGGGTTGTTGCAAATGGGCTGATTTATCGCCGATTTGCAGATGACGTAAATGCGAAAACATATGCCTTTCGCCTTAACGGTAATCCTAGAGATATTGCAGAGATAATTTTAGGGATTGATTTTGGAGGAAGCAGTTCGGGACACTCCTTTACGGCAACGGCGGTTACGCGTGGATTCCAGAATGTGATTGCTTTGGCATCGGAGCAAATTAAGTGCAGAGACGAAAATGGTAATCAAATAGAGATCGACCCTGAAAGGCTAGGAAATATGTTTTGTGATTTTTGCAGGAAAATAATTTCTAGATACGGATATATCACGGTGGTTTATGCTGATAGCGCAGAGCAGACGTTAATAGCAGGGATCCGTAGCAGTCTAAGAAAAAACGGACTCGGATGGATAAGAGTAGAAAACGCATTAAAAACATCAATAAGCGACCGAATCAATGCAACGTCTATACTAATGGCGCAGGGACGTTTTTTTTATGTTGAAAATGAGTGCGGCAGCCTTGTGCGTGCTTTGTGTACAGCCGTATGGAATCCTAAGAATTTAACGAAAAACGAACGCCTAGATGATGGAACTAGTGATATTGATAGTTTGGATAGCTTTGAATATACCTTTGAACGGTATATTGGCCGTCTTATTAGATACGGATGATAATATGGTGACGAGAGATAAAAAAATTGTGGTGAGGTAATTGTATGAGATATTCAAAAATGATGATGATGGTGCAAAAGGTATTAAGTGAAACCTCTGAATCCAGCATTGATTTTTGCATGTCATCAGAGATGGCAAACAGGATTGAGCTATGGTCTAGAATGTATGAAGATAGACCTCCTTGGATTAGCGATACGGTTGATACAATGGAGCTCCCTGCATCAATTGCAGGGGAGATCGCTAGATTAACAACTCTCGAGCTCAAAACAGAGTGTAAGGGTAGTGCAAGAGCAAAGTATCTGAATGAGATATATCAAAAAAAGGTTCTCACAGGCTTGCGGATCCCTGTTGAGTATGGCTGCGCAAAAGGTGGGCTTATATTCAAGCCTTATCCATCTTTAGGTAGCTTAGATGTGCAAATTATTCAAGCAGACTGTTTCTTTCCGATTAGCTTCGACAGTTCTGGAAGGATTATTCAATGTGTTTTTCTTGAGCAGTTCCGAAAGGGAAACAAGATATATTCCCGGTTAGAAATTCATGATCTAAAGGGAGATATCTTAACGGTTACGAATAGGGTGTATTTAAGCACCAACGATTTTACATTGGGCAGTGAAGTAGGTATTGGTGCTGTTGATCGGTGGTCTGATCTCAGCCCATCTATTTCTTTTTCAGGGGTTACGCGATTACCGTTTGGGTATTTTAGGGTTCCGCTTGCTAATGCCGAAGACTCAGATAGCCCATTAGGAGTATCTGTGTTCTCACGTGCAGTAGGCTTAATTAAAGAGGCTGATCGGCGCTATAGTCAAGTGAATTGGGAATATGATGCTAAGGAAGCTGCGGTACACATAGCACAAAGTCTCCTAAAGGTTAATCCACAAACGCAGGAAACGGAATACCCGAAAGGTAAAGAGAGACTGTACCGAGAAATTGATTATAACATGGGTGCAACTGATAAGCCCCTTCTTGATACCTTTTCTCCGGATATACGGGATCAGTCATATTACAATGGTCTGAATAAGCAGCTTAGATTGATTGAGTTTAATTGTAACCTTGCTTATGGTACACTGTCCGACCCCAATAATATTGACAAGACCGCTGAGGAAATACGCAGTAGCAAGCAGCGATCTTATCAATTTATCTCGGATACACAGGCTAGCTTACAGGTAGCACTAGAGGACCTTTTATATGCAATGGATTTTTATTGCAGTGTTTATCAATTGGCGCCTGCTGGTAATTATGTAACCTCATTTGTATGGGATGATTCTATTGTCGTAGATAGTAATGCCATAATTGAAAAAAATATCAAACTAACACAGGCTTCTCTCCGCTCCAGAATCCGAGCCATTATGGAAATCGACCGCTGTACGGAGGAGGAGGCGGTGGAAGAAATTAAAAGGATATCTCAAGACAATCAGATTACCGGTCAAGACGTTGATTGGACAGAAGATGATGATCAACAAGAAAGCCAAGAGGGGGATATAGATGAATCCACTGGAGAATCAGAGAGCAGCTGACGAGATATCTGGTTTATATCAGGATTTAGAAGAACGACTGATGTCTAATATCGTCCGGCATTGCCGCGACTATGGTCAACCCATCGATTCCGATGTATGGCTCATGAAAAAGCTGGCCGAGATAGGGAACCTTAATCGCGAGAATATTAGGATCATAGCTGAGAGTACAGGATTATCTAACTCAGCCATTGAAAGATTGCTTATAGAAACTGCAGAACGAGCAGCAAAAGAGGTTGACCCAGCGATGCAGAGTCTGGTACGAGATGGTCTCGCACGTGGGGCCCCGGAGTACGGGAAAAGTAAATCAATGCAAAATACCGTTTCTGGTTTTAGGAAGCAAGCAAGAGATACTTTGAATTTATGTAATACGACAATGCTATATAAAGCAAGAGACGCATTTAAGCGTATTGTGCAAAATATAGCCTCTGATGCCAAGGAGATTGAAGGTAAACAAAGTTTTATTGATGTGTTGAATAGACACACGAGTGCAGCGGTACTCGGAGCAGAATCACGGCAGCAGGCAGTCAGGAAATGTATTAAAGATTTTAACGAGCGAGGGATTCCCGCATTTATTGATAAAAAAGGTCGGGAGTGGACGCCGGAAGCATATGTGAATATGGCTGTTAGGAATACGATCAAAAGTACTGCAGATGAGGTACAGTCGGAAAGATGTCTAGAGTACGGCGTCCATCTAATTGAGATTGATTCGCATTCCGGAGCACGCCCCAAGTGTGCAAAGGATCAAGGGAAAATATATGATTTAAACAATAAAAGCGGTTATATTGAGGACGCCAACGGCAGAAAAGTCAGGTATTATCCATGGAATTCGAGTAGCTATGGAGAGCCTGATGGCATATTGGGTATAAACTGTACGCATCATAAATGGCCGTTTGTGCCTGGCGTAAGCCTGCAGAGTTATTTCCCGGTAGATGATGCAGAAAAAAGTGATCAGTTGTATAAAGATACGCAGTTACAGCGAGCACTCGAACGCGATGTGAGGAAACAAAAACGAGAGTGTATGCTTTATGATCAACTAGGAGATGAAGAAGGGTTTAAAGAGGCGTCTGTAAAGCTAAAGCAAAAAGAGGAGAAATTAACATCCTACGTAAACAGCAACCGGGAACTTTATAGACGAAGAGACCGGGAGCAAGTGGTCGGATTTGATAAAAGCATCAGCATGAAGGCGGCTGCGGCTAATAAAAGACATGTTGAAAAATATACGAAGTACGGATATAATAAAAATGGTACAATAATTGTAACGGATGATAAGACTGGATTGAAAAATTATTCTGTTACAGCAACATATAAACCGTACGCAGTCGTAGACAACAAGACTTCCAAGGGGTCGATAAACCGTACAGTGTATGATGCCGACGGCAGAATGGTTAAACAGATAAATCCTAACGATCATGGAAATCCCAAAAATCATCCGTATGGGATAAATGGTGAACATGTGCACGATATTATTTGGGAAGATGGAAAGATTGTTGGGAGACCTACTCGGGAGTTAACCGAGAAAGAGAGAAAGGAGCATAGAGATATTTTATGACTGAAAAACAGCTTATAACGAGAATTCAGTCTCTAACAGATGATATAGAATTCTCATATAAAGGATTCGATGGCGCGATATGTCCGTTTTCGGTCAACGATATTTCTTTATCGTATGGAAATTTTGAGAAAAAGTATAGCAGTATACAAGACCTGCTAACAGATCCAGTAATTGATGGAAAATCACTAAGAGAAATTGTGGAAAGTATCAGGTTTTAACGCCACCCATAAACAGAAATGGTATTGGGTGGTATTTTTATGCTAAGAAGACGCGTTACAGCGTCTTTTTTTATATCCAAATTTTGACCGTCCGAAGTCGTAAAACTACGGAACCTATGAGATGCGACCTCGTAAAAAGCGTATGGTGGAAAGGAAGCAACATGAAAAGAAAGTTTTTAGAGGATCTTGGACTTGAAAAAGAGATTGTCGATACGATCATGGACGCAAATGGGTCAGATGTTGAGTCTTTAAAAGCTGAAAGAGATCGCTATCGGCAGCAGCTTTCAGACGCCCAAACTAAGCTAAAGAGCTTTGAAGGAGTGGACGTACAAGATCTGAAAGGACAGATCAAAACACTTACTACTGATCTGGAGACCAAAGATAGAGAGTTCCAAGAGAAACTCGCAGAGCGTGATTTTGAAGATGCATTAAAAGGCGCTATTGCATCAGCTGGCGCTCGCAATGCAAAGGCAGTTATGGCGTTGTTAGACAGAGATTCTCTTAAGGCTAGTAAGAACCAAAAAGAGGATATCCAAAAGGCACTGGATGCAGTGAAAAAAGATAATGATTATCTGTTTCAACCAGATAAGCCAGTACCTAAAATTGTGTCGTCGACCCCGGGGGCATCCCCGATGGTTGAGGATAAAAAAACACAGGCAAATGAGGCTATCAGAAGCCTATTTGGAAAGGAGTAAAAGATATGGCAGTAAATATCACAAACAGACAAGATGCAGAGGCGATTATTCGCGAACAGGTAGTACAGACAATTTTTCAGGATGCACCTAAGCATTCTGTATTCATGAGTATGGCAAAAAAATTGCCTAACATGACTAGTAAGCAGACCAGAATCCGGGTATTGGATTTCTTACCTACCGCTTACTGGGTAGACGGTGATACGGGTATGAAACAGACCACGAGGCAGGCATGGGATAACGTGTATATGACCGCAGGGGAACTTGCAGTTATCGTGCCAATCCCGGAATCGGTTCTAGATGATGCGGAATTCGATATCATGGGTGAGATCACGCCGCGCATCAACGAAGCAATCGGGCAAAAGGTAGATGCGGCCGTTATTTTCGGTGATAATCGTCCGCGTGAGTGGCAGAATGATATCATTACAATGGCGCGCCAGGCTGGAAATAACGTAGCTCCTGCAACTGGTAAGGATTACTTTGACCTTATTTTAGGGGAAAATGGTGTGTTTGCTAAAGTGGAGGATAGCGGATATGGTGTAACTGGCGCGCTGGCCGGTATGGGCATGAAGTCCAAGCTCCGGGGCCTTCGAGATACTACGGGGCAGCCTATTTTCAAAAGTAATATGCAGGAAAAAACGACATACGCGTTGGACGGGGCTCCATTAACTTTTCCTGAAAACGGCGCCTTTTTCACTAGCATTGCGCAGCTGGTTGTCGGTGATTTTAAACAGGCGGTATTTTCTATTCGCCAGGATGTGACGGTAAAGATTTTGGATCAGGGAGTCATTCAGGATCCGGTCACAAAAGATATCGTATACAACCTTGCTCAGCAAGATATGATTGCGCTTCGAGTAGTTTTCAGAATGGGGTGGGCGCTGCCTAATCCTGCGACAAGACTTGATGAAAACCGAACCGGATGTGCGTTTGCGTATCTAGAGCCAGGAACCCCCGTAACGACTCAAAAGGTTACGATTACAGTTAATGATAATGATGCGACGAAACCAAATGCAATTGCGGGTGTTAGAGTCAACGTAAATGGATCTATCAAGGTTACAGGTGACGATGGGACTGCAGAGTTCAATTTGCGTCCAGGAAGCTACCCAGTGAAGGTAAGCAAAAAGGATCATATTGCGGTAACCGATACCGTGATCGTTGCTAATGCAGCCGTAACTAAAACGGTAACGCTAGTAGAACAATAAGGGAATATCATATGTATGATGTAACGGAGTCTTACTACTCTGAAGTCTATCTGGGCGAACCGGTGGAAACGGAAATGTTTCCCCGGTTATGCCGGAGGGCTGAGGAAATAATTGAGCAACTAACGGCCTATAATTTATCTGCTGCCGTGTTTAGAGCACTTTCAGATAGCTCTAAAGATCTAGTTAAAAAAGCAATTTGTGCACAGATCGAGTATTTGGATATAAATGGCGGCAGTGAGATTTATGCAGGGCCGGCTTTGCAGAATGCATCGTTGGGGAAATTTAGTTACTCATCAGGAGGGAATATGGCAGGGAATGGGGTCGGAGGTAAAGCTTATGCGCCTCTTGCTTGTGCTTTTCTTGCACCGACTGGTCTTTTGTATAAGGGGAGATAAAATGATTGCGATACCTACCACGCTTTTACCCCATGAGGTTACAGTTCAAAAAATCATAAAAAAAGATCGTTGGGGAGCTGAATCTACGGACGATGGAATAGTTCTTAAACATGTCCGAATAGAACCATCATCTAAGATAGTCCGGGATAAATCATCCGCAGAAATCCAGTTGGCAGCTACGTTGTTTTATGATTGCAGAAATAGTCGTCCGCGCAATGTGAAGTTTGCCGAGGATGACATTATCATTTTCAAGGGTGATAAGTATTCTGTAAAAGCTGTTGATCTATTGTATGACAAACGACGGTTACACCATTATGAAATAGGGTTGAGCAAACATGCTTAAGGTAAAATGCAACATAGACTTTCATCGAGCAGGAGCCATAGCTGCTATTGAAGGTGCTAATGATAAAGCTCTCGAAGCCGCTGGCATGCAAGCACTGAAAGATATAACCAAGCACGTGCCTAAGGATCAAGGTCCGCTTCAAGACAGTGGTATTAAAGAGAGTGATAAACACGCTGAAAACGGGGTGTTTACATTACGGTGGGATACTCCTTATGCCCAGTATCTCTGGAATGGGGATGTAATGGTTGGAAGTCCGACTGAGCGAAGTTATGGCCCCAAGAAGATATCTTTTACTAGTGCACTTGCAAGAGAAGAGTGGGCACTATACGCTCAGGAGGTGTATGGAGAAAATTGGCTGCGTGTGTATGAAGCGGCGCTGCAAGGAGGTAGAAGATGACTCCTATAGAAGAATTTTTACAACTAATAGTAGAGGAGGCCGAGAAAAAATGTGATTTGGATAGCGGTATATCATTAGAGGAACTGAAAGCTGGTAATAGCCTATATGCTGAATTTAATGATGGTTTTACTGATACAGTTTACTACGATAAGAGTACTGTGAAGACGATTCCAGTACTTTTTTTATGCAGAAATAAAGATCAAAAGCGATGTTTGGAACAGCTTGAAGCAATATGTAGGCTATTCCAACGGATGAAAAGATATCCTGTTGGCAGCACTTTTTATTGGATGGATACCACCATCGCAAAGGAGCCGGCGAAAATCGGCAGAGATGAAGATGGTATGTATCATTATTCTTGTATTTTAAATAACAAAATCTATTATTGAGGAGGATTCTATGAGTACAGAAAAACTTCCGAAGAACACTATTACTCCGGAGATCAACTATGAAACAGAGGCATTTATTAACACCACACCTGGTGGAGAAACCGCAGTTTGGAAATCATTGGCAAATTTGACAAAGAATATGTCAGAAAGTCTTAATGAGGTTTTATATCAGGCCTCGTACTATGCCGATAAAGGCTGGGGGAGCACAGAAGTGACAGGGGCTCAGTTTACTTTGACGCTTACCGGGGATGTGAAGTATGGAGATGAGGCATGCGATTACATTATGTCGGATAAGGTAATGTTTGGACTTGGCGATGCACGAAAAACGCACTTAAAATTGACAAGAGGAAATCGATCTATTATTTGGCCGGTTACTCTGGCCAATATCACACCGGCCAGAGGGGACAGTAATCAGCCTAATGCGCTAACCGTGACACTACATGGAAATGGAAAGCCGGAAATTTCAACTATAACAGAAGAGGCCTAAAAATTCAGGAGGGTAATTAATACCCTCCTTTTTAATTGGAGGAATAAACATGGCATATCAAATTAAACGAACTCCCAAGTCAACAGAAACTTTGGAGCTTATTGATGATACAGGGATCGTGATTCAGAGGATTGAAGTAGATCTAGGTGCGGATGGAATGGCCGAAAAAGTGTCACAGAAGTATGTTGACATGGTTGCTATACAGCAGAAATATCAGAGCCGTACATCGGAAGGCGTATCGGAGAGGACACTTGAGGAATTTGGAAATGCGGTGATCGCAATTATGGAGGCGGTATTCGGAAAGGAGGATGCCGAAACGATACTGAATTTCTACGACAAAAAATATGTGGAAATGTGCGCGGAGGTAATGCCCTTTATTACGTCTGTAGTAATTCCTAAAGTACGAGTGATAGCTAAGCGAAAATCTGCATCTATGCGAAAAGGTTTACTAAAAAGATATAAAAGATCATGAGTTTTTTAACAGATTATAGCGAGGCTGCCATTACGTATAAGGGCAAAAAGTATAGGCTTGATCTTGCGTATGATACGGTTCTTAGTGCTAATTATGTTGCAACTAATCCGGATATAGATATCGAAGATAAATTATGGCTAGTTACAGAACTTTTGGTAAAACGAAAAGTTCGCCTTTTAGCTGAGGATAGTTATAGGCTGATAGAGGCGATTTATAAAGAGAAGATCAATTTTCAAACGAGACCGGCGCAGAGACCAGGGCCTAAAGTGGTCGATTTTATGCTAGATGGAGATTATATCTTCGCATCATTTTATCAGGACTATGGGATTGATCTGCTAGAGCAACAAGGAAAATTACAATGGAAAAAGTTTATTGTGTTATTTCAGGGATTATCCGAGAAAACGAAGATACGGGAGATTATGCGAATTCGAAGTATGAAGGTGCCGCCCTATAACGGTAAAAATCAGGAAGAAAGGCAGCAAATTTTAGATTTGAAGTCTTTTTACGCTTTGCCTGTTAACGGAGGAGGAGGTCAAGAAGGTTTAGACAGGTTGTGGAATGCGCTAGAAAGTATGGCAACGCGTGAAGGGTAGGTGGTGAAATGGCTGAAAAAGGTGGCGTGGTTGAATATGAGCTGCGGAGCGATGACAGTAATCTAGAATCAGATCTCAATAAAGCGGAAAAGAAGATTGAGGAGTCCGCAAAAAAAACAGGTCAGGTAAGTGAAAAGATTGAGAAGGATACATCGGAAAAGATTAAATCTACAAAAGAAGAAGTCACAGAACACCACAAACGGCAGAATGAAGAACAAGAAAAACATGACGAGGAGTCCGGGGAAAGACGAGTAAGCATAGCCGAAAAAATAGGTGAAAAGATGAAGACCGTTGGCGCCGGAACAGCTAAGGCAGTTGGCGCAGGAATGCTGGCTGCAGGAGCTGCTATCGGAGGAATTGCGGTTAAAGCGGTTTCTGGTGCGAATGATATGGACAAAGCAATGAACCAGTACATATCATCAACCGGAAAGAGCAAAGAAGAGACTGAGAAGTATCAAAATATTCTTGAAAATATCTATACCAATAATTATGGTGACTCTTTCGAGGATATAGCGGATGCAATGGCTACTGTGAATAAGCAAGTCGGAGATATTGACGACTCGCAGCTTCAATCTATGGTTGAATCGGGCTATGTATTGAGTGACGTATTTGGATACGATATAGCGGAATCAAGTAGAGCAGCTGCCACGCTTATGAATCAATTTGGCATAAGTGGAGATGAGGCGATGAGTCTTATCGCTGCAGGAGCTCAAAATGGCCTTGACTTCTCCGGAGAACTTCTGGACAGCATCGATGAATATTCAGTACAGTTTGCAAAAGTTGGGTTAGATGCTGATGATATGTTTAAAATTTTCCAGACCGGAGCAGAGTCTGGAGCATTTAACTTAGACAAAATCGGCGATGCGGTAAAAGAGATGTCTATCCGGGTAATTGATGGGTCTGAAACGACTAAAACCGGCTTTGAGACAATAGGTCTCAACGCCGATGAGATGGCGGCTAAATTTGCCGCCGGTGGCGATTCAGCAAAATCAGCCTTTAAAGAGACGATTAAGGCAATTGCCGACATGGAAGATCCGATGGCACAAAACGCTGCCGGTGTCGCCCTATTTGGGACGATGTGGGAGGATCTGGGGCCGGAGGTCGTAACGCAGCTCGCAAATATCGAGGATGGTGCATACGATACCGCGGGGGCGATGGACGGGATTAAAGATATAAAATATGACGACTTAGGCTCCATGTTTGAGGGGCTTATGCGTAGTCTGGAAATGCTCTTGATTCCTCTTGGAGAGATGCTCATCCCTTTGTTAACGGAGGTTATAGATAGTATTTTACCTGTAATTCAGGAAATGCTTCCTCCGATTATTGAGGCAATTGGCGAGGCTATGGAGCAGCTTATGCCGGCGATAGAAGAAATATTGCCAGTATTAGTTGAGATGTTAGGGGAGTTAATTACTCAGATGGCGCCAATTATTGCAGAAATTTTACCCGTTCTGGTAGAGTTATTCGCTGCACTTTTGCCGCCTATCATGTCGATTATAGAATCGGTTCTGCCGGTGTTGATTGAATTATTGCAGCTTCTCTTGCCGCTATTTACAACAATAATATCAACGCTTTTACCTCCGCTCATTGAGCTATTTTCTGCGCTGATCGAGCCAATTATGAGTATTATACAGGCGGTTTTACCGCCTCTTATTGAGCTAATAGACGCTTTATTGCCGATATTTCAAACAGTAATTGATCTTCTTATGCCGATAATTCAGTTATTCAGTGATTTGATTTCACCGATAGCGAGTTTAATTAGTAGCGCAATAAGTCCATTGATCTCAATACTCGGCGATCTGAGTTCTAACTTTTTAGCGCCGCTGATGCCGTTGATAGAGGGATTAGCGAGTATTCTGAATTCAGTTCTAGCAGTAGCGTTTGAGGCTCTAGGCCCGATCATAGATGGGGTTACCGGTGTAATCAGCGGAATCATGGACATTCTGGGCGGTATTATAGATTTTATTACCGGCGTTTTTACCGGGAATTGGGAGCAAGCTTGGGACGGAATCGTATCTATTTTTAAAGGAATTTTTAATTTAATTCCATCTATAGTGGAGGCTGTTATTAACGGAGCCATTGCAATTATCAACGGCATAATTCACGGGATAAATAGTGTAACAGGTGTTATTGGTATTCCTGAAATTCCAGATATTCCTTCGGTTTCACTTCCACGTTTTAAGGCTGGTATCGACTTTGTGCCTAACGATCTGTATCCGGCTTATCTGGACTACGGCGAGCGGGTACTGACGCAGGAGGAAAATAAGAAGTTTTCAGCTATGGGTGGATTAGCTGGCATGGAGTATATGCTAAGTGGCAGATTAGAAGCTCCAAGTGATTCAATTGATTACGCAGCTGTCGGATCTGCGTGGGCATCTGCATTAAAAGATGCAGGTTTTGTAGCTGGTTCAGGACAATTAAAAGCAACTTTTATAGTAGATGGCCGAGAAACAGCGATAGTTTTGACACCATATGTACTGGAGGAGGCGGGGTTTAAATGATAGATGTTTTGAATATGGAAGAGTTTGGGGCGCGACTTGTGTCGTATCAGGTTGCGCCCACACCTGTTACAAATGAGTATTTAGAAGGATATAGAACCTTAATGTCTCCTTTGATGGATACCGATGTCTCCAAGAGAGAAATTATTATATTGCTTCATCTGAAAGGCAGCAACCAAAAGGAGCTTGCAGATAATGAAAACAAATTATTTTCTACTATATATAAAGAGTCTGAGTTGCTTTTGCCGGATGGGTATCAATACAGTTGCATATTTAGGGATGGATCATCTGAAAGCATATCCCATACACTGACGGAGGTTGAGATTACCTTAGTTGGTGTTAGGCATCTGGGGCTAGTAGCGATTCCATGTACAAGTGAATCAACAGAAATCAATTGCAGCAGCACAGTAGACACATCATGCATTATTAGAATAGTACCAGAGTCACCATTAGAGAACATTACAGTTTATGGTATTACGGTATCTAATGTGTCCGATCCGGTAATTATCGATGGGATTGCAAAAAAAGTAACGATGAATGGCATCAATAAATTTCCAGATACGGATTTAACCGAATTTCCATTGTTACATCCAGGGGTAAATACTATTTCTGTTTCAGATAGTAGTTCAGCTATTATCACGGTCGAATATTATCCCACGTTTATTTAATGCGGAGGTGGATTGATGCTTAAATTATACAGTTTAAATGGGATACAGCCCCTCGATGTGCCCCAAGAGTCATTTAGTATTGTGCATCACTATGACGGGATGGAGACATTAGAGTTTGACATATCTCCAAAACATGCGTTGTATAATCAGCTTGCAGAAGAGGTACAGATTGGGTATGGTGATAATTTATACCTAATCAAGACGATCAACGAAAGAAAAAAAGTAAGTACTGTTTCATGCGGCCTCAATTTTGATTTTTTAAAATCACGAATATATACCACTTTTAATAGTGGTACAAAGTCAATAAGCGGTCTTCTGGCAGATCACCTGCCTGAGGATTGGTCTGTTGATGGAGCTGATCTTATTACAGCGCAGAGAACTATAGAATTTGAAGATGCAACAGATTATGACATTGTTATGGAAGCTATGGAGACTTATGGCGTCGTATATAAATGGCATATATCTAAAAAATTGTTAGAGGTCATAAACCCTTTACTGATTCAGCCGTCGGGAGAATACCTTTCGGAGGAGCTGAATTTAAAGAGCGTAAGTTTTAAGGGGAGCAGTTCCGATTTTATAACTAGGCTGTATCCGTTTGGAAAGGATAATCTTACAATCGCTGGAGTAAACGGAAACAAACAGTATATTGATAACAACGAATATAGCGATAAGGTTGTTTGCGGAGTGTGGCGAGATGAGCGATATACGGATGCGCAGAGTTTGAGAGATGACGCAATTGAAAAACTGAAAAAACTGGCTTGGCCTACAAGATCTTACGCTTGTGATGTCTCTGCGATAGATCTAAATATTAAGCTATATGACATTATTACTCTTATTGATCCGAGAAAGAAAACGAGGGTGGATCACAGGGTAGTTGAATATAAGGAATACCCAAAAGCAAAAACCTTTAATGTAATTACACTGTCATCTGTCGCGGAAAAAATTACAACTAAGGTAGAAAAATTAGATGTGAAATATAGCGAAGAGATTAAAGTAGATAGGGAAATTATTAAGACCATTCAAAAAGATGCAGATGCGATGTCTCAGCGTCTGGAGGAAACATATACCAAGGGAGAGACAAATGCCCAAATAGCGACCGTTGTAAAGCAAAGCCAAAATGCATTTATAACAGAAGCAAATAAAAACTTCGCAACTAAAATTGAGTTGGGGGGAGCTGTAGCAAATGTATCTACTCAGTACACCACCGGCACCGATAAGGACACGGCACCAGACAGCACGGCCGCATGGGGTGAGACCATGCCAACGCCGCAAGATGGAGAGTATATCTGGCAGAGAACGCTCAGTACCTACGGGGACGGAACTCAGAAGACCAGCGAGCCCATATGCCTGTCGACAGCAGCCGGCAAGGATGGCCGTGGCATTGCCTCTATCAAAAGCCTGTACGCGGTCTCATCCAGCGACAGTGAGGCTCCTTCGGAGTGGACAGAGACCGCTCCCGTTATGAGCGCAGACAAGCCCTATCTGTGGAGCTATGAAGAGACCACCTACACCGATGAGATCACAGCGAGCTCTTCGCCGCGCGTGATCGGCATCTACGGCAAGGGAAAAGATGGCGTAGTCTATGAGCTATCCGTTACGCCGCAGATCCTGAGCCGCACCTATGAGGGGGCGCTGAGAACTGATCATATCGCCATTAACACATTCTATCGTACCGGGGACGAGATTGTGAGCCATCTGTATGCGGGACGGATCGTCGTTGAGGAGAGCGCAGATGGCGAGACATATACAACAGGCTATACCTCTGCTGCAGATGAGGTAGGGCATGATTACGCGGTCACTGGCAGTGACACGCATATTATTCGAGTAAGCCTGTACGCTGCCGGCAGCACAAGTGATTTCTTGTCCCAGCAGACTGTTACCATCATGCAGGAATCGGTACCTACACCGCTGCTCACCATTCGCTCGGTGGGCGGTACGGTCTTTCATAACAGTAAGGGAGAGATTCAGCTTCAGGCAGAGGGCAGCATCGGAGGCAGCAAGATCATGGAGGCTTCCTATCAGTGGTATAAGGATGAGAAGCTGCTGGAGGAAGAGACAGAGGCTTCCTATACAGCGCCTGCCTCTACGATCGGCAGTCAGCCAGCCGTGTACCGCTGTGATATGACCCATCAGGGACAGACCTATACAGCAAGCATCACGCTGGAAAACAAAGTAGAGTTTACGGTATCAGAGACAGCACCGGAGGATCCGGCAATAAATGAAGTATGGCTGGATAAGTCTGACGGAGGCAGAGTACTCAAATACTGGAACGGGACAGACTGGATTTTGGTGAGTGATTATAAAGGAGAGTTAGAGCAGATCCGGGATGAGCAATCGCAGCTGCTGCAAGAGGCATCCGGAATCATACTGCAGCACCTGGCAGACTATAGCGAAAAAAGCGAGGTGGCGGAGCTGAGAGAGTCCATCCTGACACAGTTTGCGGTGCTGGAGGGAAAGATTGAAATGAGGTTTGAGACAGCACAGGAGAGTACGGTGCAGATCGGAGACGCGCTGGAAGCGTTTAAAACATTAACGCAGGTATTCATGCAATTCGGGGCCGACGGTATGAGCATCGGAAAGAGCGATAGTCCGTTTAAGTCTTTGTTTGCGAATGACAGGCTTTCGTTTATGCAGGATGGAGCAGAGGTAGCGTATATCAGCAATAATAAGCTATATATCACGGATGCGGAGATCAAGGGGAGTCTATACCTGACAAACGGAGATTACCGGAGCCGGTGGTACGTGGATAATAAGGGCAATGTATGCCTGCAGTAAGGGAGGGATACTATGGCAAGCGGTAATAAGACAGTACAGGTCACAGCGTATGATACGCTAAAATTCAGCTGGTGGGAAAATAGCCAGGACATAGCGAATAACCGCACTACGATCGGCTGGAAGGTAGAGCTGATAGCCACAGACTACGGCCGCATCAATTCTACTGGTGGGGACCCGTGGTCTGTGACGGTGAACGGTACGAAGTACAGCGGTACTTGCGATGTGTCGATCGGGAACAACACAACAAAGACACTGGCCAGCGGTACAACGGTAATATCACACGGCAGCGATGGAAAGAAAGTCTTCTCGTATTCCTTCACAGTGTCGTTTGATGGGATCTATTTCAGCGGCAGCAATATCGGAGTGAAGAGCGGATCGGGATCCGGCACACTGACAACGATTCCGAGGACATCGAGCTTTACGATTCCTGCGAGCGCAGCAGCCGGTGAGAATATTCTGGTCAGCATTAGTCGGGCAGTGAGCAGCTTTACGCATGACGTGAAGATTCAGTTTGGGAGCAAGAGCCAGACATACAGCAACGTAGGGGCGAGCGTCAATGTGTCTGTTCCGTTGGGCTGGCTGGATCAGATTCCGGACAATCCAAGTGGGGTGCTGACGGTTACAGTAACAACGAAGTCAGGCAGCACCGTAATAGGAACGGCGCCGGGTAAGACAATGAGTATCACGGTGCCGGCATCGGTAGTGCCAACGGTGATCATTCAGTCTGTTACGCCGATTGATCAGACGTGGGGGCTATACATTCAAGATAAGAGCAAGGTAAAGATCCAGCTGAGCGCAGCGGGGGCCTATGGGTCAACGATTAAGAGCTACAGTATAGTCGGTGGAGGATATACAGGTACCACGAATCCCTACACAACTGGTATTTTGATCAATCCCGGAGTGCAGGAATTTATCTGCCGGGTAGTGGATTCGAGGGGCCGGCCGGCAGAGGTCAGGACATCGATCACAGTGACTCCCTATGAGCCGCCGAAATTTAACAACGTGCAGCTGTTTAGATCTACAGCATCCGGTGTTAGCGATCGAGGCGGCGCCTATGCCTATGTAAAGGCCAGCAGAACGTACAGCAGCTGCGGAGGCAATAACACAAGCAGCATGACGGTGGCATATAAGGCAGAAGGTGCGAGCAGCTATGGAAGTGCGGTAAGCCTGGAGCATGAGGTAGGGAAAGTGATTGGCGGGAGTCTGGCAGCGAATGTAAGGTATCTAGTAAAGATCACAGTAGCAGATTACTTTACCAGTGTATACCAGGAGCTTGTGATTGAAACAGACCAGTACAGAGCGGTGCTGGGAGAGGAAGCGGCCGGGATCCTGATGTATCCACCAGAGAATGCTAAGGGCGTGTATATGCCAGAGCTGACGGTGCCAGGGGATGCATGGATGAATGGCACCGTGCGAATGCCTAGTGTCTGGGATATCACGCATATAAATATTCCTAAAAATAGTAATCTGAATGATTATTTGGACGTGGGTTATTACTGGTGCCGCAGTGGATCTGATGGGGCAACGATAGTCAACAATCCGTCTGGATCAGCATTTAGAATGCATGTGTATGATTCAAATTCTATGAATCGGACACGACCAACTGCGAATGCGTACCGGTATTTGATACAGGATCTGACGTCGTTAACCGGCATTAAATATTATAGATTTGTATCATATAACAATAATTTAACGCCGACATTCGGGCCATGGTACAAAATATTTGATAGTTCAAATACAACGTATGTTGCTGGTCATGGTACATCTGGCATCTGGACATATATAAAGCTAAGCGACGGCGTTGCAGAATGCTGGGGGAAAACAAATAAAACCATTAGCTGTACGCAGCTGTGGGGGAATGCAATGTATATAGATTCTGGCGGACGTACCTATGCGGATTACCCGTCAGGGATGTTTATAGATGTTCCCGTTTGTATGTATAGCGCGGAGGCACAAGGCTCATCTGTAATTCCAGTATCATCAGGTGATCTAGGGACAGCAACCAGAACGCCGCAGCTGCAGTTTTGCCGTGGAACATCAAAGGCTAGTATGGCGGTTACGGTATTTTGGCATGCGATGGGTAAATGGAAATGATGAGGGGAGGTGAAGGGATAAATGGATTGGTCAACGATTATCGTGGCGGCGCTAGCGTTGATTGGAACAATCGCAGGTTCATATTTTGCGAATAACAAAACAACTGCGGTACTGGAAGTGCGGTTAAAGGCAGTGGAAGCTGCCTCTGAGGCACGTTTTAATGCGTTGGAATCGGCGTTTGAAGCGCGATTTAAGGCATTGGAAGAGAAGGTAAATAAGCACAATCAAGTAGTAGAACGTACAGCCATAGCGGAACAGAGCTTAAAAGCAGCATGGCGTCAGATTGATGAAATCAAGGAGGATATTAAAAAATGAATTTAGAATTTATTACTGACATGTATATTCCGGTGGTATTAGTGGCCTGTCTGGTGGTCGGGTACATTGTGAAAAAATGGATCAGGGATGTAGACAATAAGTGGATTCCTACTATCTGCTGCATTTTAGGGATGGTACTGGCCTGTGTTGTGCAGGCGGATATCAGCGTGCAGGTAGTAGTAGCCGGCGCTGTGACGGGACTAGCATCCACGGGGCTGCATCAGGCATTTAAGCAGCTAGTGGAAAAGGAATAAGGAAAGAAAACGGCGTTTTGTTTTAATTACAGGACGCAAGAATGGGTTTAATTAAAGGAGACTTTAATAATGAATATTATCCGAAAAAAATACCAATGGGCATATGCGCCAACGAGGCGTACGGCATCCGACATTAAGTACATTATCCTACACCATGCGGCAGCCAAAAGCTGCACGGCGGACGATATACACCGCTGGCATCTGAAAAATGGATGGGCAGGGATGGGATACAATTTCTTCATCCGAAAAGACGGCACCATTTACACAGGACGCGAGGAGCTGCAGTGCGGGGCGCACACGGAGGATTACAATACGTCCGGCATGGGGATCTGTTGCGAGGGCAATTATATGGTTGAAACGATGCCGGCGGCGCAGAAAGCAGCGTTGATCGAGCTGATTAAGGACATTCGGAAACGCTATGGCAATCTGCCGATCAAGGGGCATCGGGATCTGAATGCCACCAGCTGCCCTGGAAACAATTTCCCTATGGCAGAGGTTATGGCAGCGGTAGAAGGACAAGCCGGCTCTAAACTGGAACAAACCAGCGTTAAAACGGAACAGGAAGCAAATAAAGCGAATCAGGAGGTATGCGAAGTGAAGGTAAGAGTATTGGGTATGGGCGATGATGGCAAGGCGGTACGGGTACTGCAGCGGCTTCTTATTGCTGAGGGGTATAATTGCGGAGGATTCGGTGCGGATGGCGTGTTCGGCGCCGGCACGGAAAATTCCGTCAGAGCGTATCAGGGGGCCCATGGGTTGGCCGTGGATGGAATCGTGGGAGTAAAGACGTGGGGCAGTCTGCTGGGCTGCTAATTAAGAGAAATTATTTATTTTATTAGCTGAAAATATAGCAACGCCCTCACCAGTTGGTGGGGGCGATAAGTTATGCACATTCTCTGGATTAAAATATTTTATCCATGCAGTAAAGTAGTACGCCTGCGTATAGACAAATAACATAAAACCAAATATAATATTGATTAAGGCGCTACGATAAGCGGTAGACGGTTGGCCCTTCCTTCGGAGGGGTTTTCCCTCCGATCACAGGAGAGGAGGGATACTTATGAGTGAATATGAGATGATCAGTGTAATGCTGATGGTATTAACGATTGTTGTATCTATCTTAATTGAATTCATAAAAAAGTAACCGTCACCCACGCCAATGGAATCGGTTACTTTTAGTAAAAAGATTCTGGGCTAACCGTCTAGCGGTAGCGCCATTTTGTATCTCTATAGTAGCATTTTAATTTGTTCGTGTCAATCATCTTTGCGTGTGTTTGCGGCGGTTTTTGTTATTGCGCTATAAACGTACTAGTTACAAATAAAATTCGTTGATGCCACGAAAGCCTTTATTTATCGCATTTTTTCGACATGGATAATTGCATCAATTTAAGGGAAGCTTAATTGACATAGACAGACCCTCATTTTATGATAAAATAAAAAGACAGGAGAAGATCTGTGCGTTATTTAGCAATTCCGATTATGATCAGTATGATTATGATCAACGCCTATATTGGCTTTCGCCTATGGCGTCGGTTTTTTCAGATACGATTTCGTAAAAGGTGGGTATTGGCGGTAGAAATGATAGTGCTGCAGATACTCACCCTCATTTTTTGGATTCCGCGGTTTGCAGAAGGCCTTTTGCCACACGCGCTTGAACAGGCATTATATTGGATTGGCGGCTGCTGGATGTGTGCTGATTTGTATTTAATGCTTTTCATTTTGTTTCTCGATATCCTATGGCTGTGCAGGCGAAGAAAAAAGCCATGGAGTGAAAAGAGCTGCCAGCGCATTTACGGCGGCATGCTAGGTCTCGTATTGATAGTAGTAATCCTTGCCGTATTTCAGGCAAATCAAATTCACGTTACGCCATATCAAATTCAGCTAGAAGCGCCGCAGGCGCAAAATGACGAATTTCACATTGCATTAATCAGCGACATTCACTTAGGGACGATTTGGGGTGCCGAACGAGTTGAAAAAATCGTAAGCAATATCAATGCGCTTAAGCCGGATTTAGTTTTGATTTCCGGGGACTTGCTGGATGCTGGAATCGATGCCGTATCAGAAAAGGAGCAAATTGTAGAAGCATTTCAAAAGCTAGAAGCACGTTACGGCGTATATGCCTGTTTAGGCAATCATGACAGCGGATTTGGCGTGCATGCCAAACCGCAGCAGACAGTTGCTTTTTTAGAGCGCTGCGGGATAAAAATCCTACTGGATGAGGGCATCCTTTTAGATAACGGAGTGTTTTTGGCAGGCCGGATCGATCCGACAATGGAGGCGGAGCGAAAAACACCGGAGCAGCTTTTGCAGGGATATGCTGATAGGCCGGTCATTATGCTGGATCATCAGCCGCCAACACGCTGGAAGTCGTGGTGGCAGGAGGCAGAGGAGGCAGGGGCAGACTTGATTCTCTCTGGTCATACGCATAATGGACAGATTTTTCCGGGAAATATCCTGCTTGAGATGATCAGCACATGCTCATACGGATATTGGAAAGGAAGCCATCTGCAGGCTATTGTCACATCAGGAATTGGCACATGGGGGCCTACTGCCCGGATGGGAACAAAATCGGAGATTGTTTTTATTGAAGTAAAGACTACCAAAAGTGCATCAGGAATGCACTAAAAAAATTTGATAATTCTTGAAAGCATCCGATGAATATGATAAAATAATAGGCATATAGCATAATTGGAGCTGAATTGTACAGGAGGTAACCATGCAGATTGTTTTTAAAAGAACGCCAGGTCTGATCTATGATGTGTATCAGGCTCTTACCATGAAACTGAATGATCGGAGTAAATGGATCAGCAGGTTAGCAGAGGATGAAAATAAACAAAAATCAATGATTGAGATGGAATACAAGCTGAGCCAGCTGGAGGATCCCAGCCCAGAGCTCGCGGTATTTTTTTATCAAAAAGAAGCAGGCGCGACAAATTTTTTTCATGAAGTGATTGCTGAGGTTATGAATCGTTCGGATGAAAACATGACAAAGGATGCCGTCATGGAATATTTGCTGTACAGAGAACAGATGAAGGAGAAACTCTGCCAGTATTATTTGGGAGATTCAGTGGATTATCATGATATTCGTGCGCTGGCGCAGGCGATCGATGCAAGCAAGGATATCGAAGAATCTATTAAGTTTCTTTTGCTTTCATTTTATATTCATGATGTGTCTTATTTGGAAAATCTAAGAAGAATTTTTCAATCATATTATAATGAAATTCTCAAAATTTACGAGGCGAGAGCCAATGAGCTGATATTAAAGCAGGAGAGCTTCAGCCCGGAGCAGGCCTGCGCAAGACAAGAGCCCACGATTCGTAAAAGAGGGCGGAAAAAAGAAATTCAAAAATGCATAGTCTCTTTTGTGCTTTTTTATGAAAATGTCTTCTGGTATTTGAATAAAACGGAAGAAGAGGTATGGTTTATTATCGGAGATCAGTATATAGAGCCTGAGGAGGAAGAAGAAAAGCTTCAGGTTAATATGGAGAAATTTGGAAATGCGCTGGCAGATCAGCACAGAATCAATATTATTAAAATCCTTTTAAATGAAGGAGAAAAATCGAGTGCAGAACTTGCCGGCAGATTAAATATTGCCGTCAATACAGTGGGATATCATGTTGATATTATGAAGAAAGCGAAGCTGCTTTCGTACCATAATCAGGGAAAGACCGCCTATTACCGGATCAACAACAAGCTCTGCCGAATGGCAACATGGAAGCTGCAGGAATGGATCCTTGGGGAAGAATTATAAAGGAGGAATAAGCAGTGGAAGTTAAATTTTATCGTAATCCCGGTCTGTTTTATGATCTATATCATATTTTGATGATGAAATTGAATCGGCGAGCTAAATGGCTGGAGAGAGTCGCCAATGCCGGATATGAGCAAAAGGATACAGAGTATATTGACGCTTGTTTAAAAGAGTTTGCGGAGCCGAATCCGGAGCTGGCTATTTTCTTTTTTATTAAGAATCGGAGAACGGATTGTTATTTTTTGGATATCTATAGAGAGGTTTTGGCAGAGCAGCAGGAAGATATGAAGCTGGCGGATTTTACCTCTTATTTGGATGATACCGAGCGAATCCGAAGAGAGGTCTGCGCTTTTTATTTAGGAAAAACAGTAGACTATCAGAATATTTTAGAGGTTTCACAGACAATTTATCAAAGTGAGACAATCAAAGAAGCGATGAAATTTCAATTGCTGCATTTTTTTGCAGATCCTACCTTTTTCACGGAAATGCTGAAGGAGTGTCTTTCTGCCTATATAGAAAAGCTAGAAGCTATATATAGTAAAAAAGAGGATGATCTGAAAAAAAGTGAACAGGCATTTCAAATGACGACGCTCATGGAAGGCTTTAAAAGCATGACAGGTCGGTCGGCTGTTAAGGAAGACGGTGAAGCGCTTAAGATTTCTATCCTTGCCGTCAGTAAAAATATTGTTTTTAAGGCTGCCGAGACGAATTGGTTTATTTTGGGGTATGATCATCAGATTACGCTGAGAAATGAGCTGGATACCAAAATTGATATTGAAAAATTCGGAAATGCAATGGGAGATCAGAACAGGATCCGAATCATTGAGTATTTATTGAAGGAAGGTGAGCTTTCGGGAGGCGATTTGGCCAAACGGCTTGGTATTGCGCTCAACACCGCAAGCTACCACCTGGATATCATGCAGGATGCTCACATGCTGTGCAGCCGCAATCTGGGCAAGGCAACCTATTATTGGCTCAATATCCGCACATGTGAAAAGGCCATTTTATTTCTTAATGAGTGGATTCGAAGGGTAAAACGCAGAAGATAAAGCGAAGCGGTATTTTATGAAAAAGTAAGGGATTCGTGATGGACATGCTTGACAGTCAACCAGAAAGCTGGTACACTAGTCCATGATGTATAAACAGAAAGAGGTGTAATTCATGAAAAGAATTAAAACGCTGAATACCAGAAATTTAAACGAGTCCGCTAAAAAAGGCGGCTGCGGCGAATGCCAGACTTCATGCCAGTCCGCTAGCAAAACTTCTTGCAGCGTGGCAAACCAGAAGTGCGAGCAGCTGAAGAAATAATCAACATGCTTGCTGTGAAACCGCTGTGAGGCGCTTTGCTTTACAGCGGTCTTTTCTTGCAGATTACATAAGAAATAGATCATATCGAATATAGGAGGAACTCATGGTACATTGTTTTCAAAAAAACGGATATTATATTGTACTGGATGTAAATAGCGGTTCTGTGCATCAGGTAGATGAGATAGCCTATGCAATGATTCAGTTGTATGAAGATCATACGGCTGAAGAAATCATTGACATGATGTTAGCACGTTATCAAGGAAGAGAGGATATCACAGAGGCGGAGCTTCGAGAAACCTTAGACGATATCGAAAGCTTGAAGCAAGAGGGTAAATTGTTTTCTAAAGATATCTATGAGGATGTAGCATGGGATTTTAAAAAAAGGCAATCCGTCGTAAAAGCACTGTGCCTGCATGTTGCGCATGATTGTAATCTGGCCTGCAAATATTGTTTTGCAGGAGAAGGAGAATATCATGGTGACAGGGGAATTATGAGCTATGAGGTCGGCAAACAGGCGCTTGATTTTTTAATTCAGAATTCCGGTACGCGGCATAATCTGGAAGTAGACTTTTTTGGCGGCGAGCCTTTGATGAACTGGGAAGTGGTAAAACAGCTGGTGGCCTATGGCAGAGAGCAGGAAAAGCTGCATGACAAAAAATTCCGCTTTACGCTCACGACAAATGGAGTGCTTTTGGATGAGGAGGTTATGGATTTTTGTAACCGGGAAATGGGCAATGTCGTCTTGAGCATGGATGGCCGCAAAGAAATCAACGACCGAATGAGAAGTAGCCAGAATGGAAAGGGCAGCTATGATCTGATCGTGCCTAAGTTCCAGAAGATGGTGGAAAAGAGAGGAGATCAGGAATATTATATGCGCGGCACTTATACGCATTATAATACCGACTTTGTGAAGGATCTGCTGCATATGGCAGATTTGGGCTTTAAAGAGCTTTCTATTGAGCCGGTTGTAGCGCCGCCGGAAGCAGACTATGCGCTTACGGAAGAGGATCTGCCTGTCTTATATGAGCAGTATGATCAGCTGGCTGTTGAAATGCTGAAGCGCCACAAAGAAGGCAAGGATTTTACTTTTTACCATTATATGCTGGACTTGGAAGGCGGTCCGTGCGTAGTAAAACGAATTTCAGGTTGCGGCGTAGGGACGGAGTATTTGGCGGTAACGCCTAATGGCGATTTGTATCCCT